CTCCCATAATATGATTGTGTGTCGTTTAACCGCGACACCCGGCAATCATACATATTCATTGCAGATCTTGTTCTGCTCTTGTTTTACGTAAATATAGACGTGTTGAATAGGGGTAGGACCCTAATCACATTTGCTGTGTTTATTCGAGAGACCTATAGAATAAGTATTTACTTAATCTGTAGATTATAAGAATGTATATTAATATGATATTTAGTCACCGTACCGGAAAATAAATTTCTTAAGTGATGATTGCATAAATGATTCAGTTGTGGCTACTGTTTCGCATATTTATGCCATCGTTCCGGAGAGTCAACTCCGTAAAAATTCAAGCCCCTTGTGTAGAAAGTTGTAGCAGCCAGTAAGGACGAGCTGTGATTCAATTTGTCTGCATAGATAGTTGATTTTTAATCAAAATAGTTTAAAGGTTGGTAATTAAGGCTTGCAAGGTTTTGTTATCGATGGAATCCCACCCATTAGTTCTGATTTCGCTTAACCTATCTCCACCCGCAGCAGGGTAGAAGAGAGATAGTAGATCTAACAGACTTTTGGGAAGAATCGGACCATTGGTTTCAATTTGACTAACGCATTTGTACTTGTGATAATAGTTAACAATATAGTTGTATGTATGCACGTTTACCCCATGACAACCTGAGTGGGGGGGTATGGTCGCCCAAATTTTCCGTGTCTCTGCATATTGCTTGAGGTTACCACATAGTTTTTATTCTAATTTGATTGAAATGAAACTGTCTTAGTATCTTATACTTAGCCAGTTTAGGTTAGTTCCCATTCCCGTTAAATCATGACTACTAGTTTGTTCGAGGAATCAAATTTAAAAGACCTGGGAATCTGGCTAGTACTATTTTTAGTACTGGTTTCAGTCAATTATTACCTTTTCTTTCTATATACGATGGAATCTCAGTCTGGCTATGGCCAGTCCAAATGGGAATCCCGTATTAAGAATGAAAGGAAGGCTCGCGACCGTAAAGGTCGTGCGCAGCGAGAGAAGGAGACTCGCATTCAAGAGAACAAAGAGAAAGCACGCGTTCACCGCGCGCAGACTTTTAAGTCTCAATTCGGTATTAAGGAAGTAATAGATTTCACTTTCGATGCACCTGATTGGATTACCGATACTTTCGGTAAATATTGGTTGTTGCTTCGTGATATTGCTACCGACTTTAATTTTTCTTTACCAGAAATTACGATTCCAGATTTTGGAAAATATTGGTTTTTGGTTAAAGAAAGTGAAGTTTTTTCTGAATTACAAAATCTCCTTCGTATGATGATCACATTGGGATTTTTGAAGAAGATCAACATTTCATTTCGAGGAATGTCGATATTCATTTCTGAGCCTTTAAGACAACCGGTTACGGTTGTTCAATTGCTTGAAAAAGTTGTATCCTTTGGTAAGTTACTCATATCGAAAATCTATTCTGTTCTTGATTCTGGTAATGTAGATTTATTCTTCCAATCAGAAGCAAGAAGTTCATATGATGATGAGTTCACTTTTATCAAGTCCCAGAAAACTCACATCGACTTAGGCCGTAAAGCACAAGTCGATGATGAGACATATGATCGTCGTGTTCATGAATGTATTCAGACCACTTTATCACTCTTGAACACATGCACGACTGGTGAGAGAAGTTATTATTCTCATCGTCTTGCAACTTTGCGTGATATTCAAGCTTCCCGCACTTTATCTAAAAAGGAAGGTATTCGTGAGAAACCTTACGGTGTACTCCTTTATGGATCGTCTGGTGTAGGAAAGTCTGCGATTGCTAATGCATTGACTCGATTTATTCTTCAGATAAACGGATTTGATTTCAGTCCGCGTGCTGTAATCTCTCTTAATATGGAGGATAAATTTCAATCCGAGTTTGGCACATTTCATCAGGGAGTAATCTTTGATGATATTTGCAATACTGCATTAGATCGTACGGATGGATCGCCCACTTTACCTGTAATTATGTTTCTAAATAATATAACAATGGCTGCGTTGAATCCTAACGCTGAAATGAAAGGTAAAGTTATGATTGAACCAAAGGTTGTCACTGCGACAACGAATGTCAAGGACTTATTGTCTAATCAGTTGTCAAATGAACCTTTATCAATCAATCGTCGTTTTGAGGTTACGATTACTCAGAAGGTCAAATCTGAGTATTGTAAGCCTGGAACCACTATGTTAGATAGTTCAAAAATCGCTCACATGTCTGGAGATCAATTTCCTGATTATGCTCTTTTTACCGTTGAAGAAGCTCGTTATAAGGATGATCGTACAGGTGATATGTTTAAATCTGGAAGAACACGTAACATTGAGTGGATCCCCCGCGTATTTAAGGGACAACCGCTCATTGATGTTGATATCAAGACTCTATTATCATTTTTAATAGAGGATTCTAAGAAACATTTTGAACACCAGAGAGCCTTCGTTGATGCCCAGCGTAATCTAGCTGATATGCCACTATGTGAATGTGGTATGCCGGTTGGAATGTGCGAATCTTGCCCTTTGGATTCACAAAGTGGTATTCCAAGTATTAATGAAGTTATTGAATATCTTACCGCTTTGGAAATTCGTTGTGTTGCATGGCTAAATGCTTTTCTTCAAACTCTTATTGAATCGCGCTTTGGGTCAGCTATTATTGCTTACCTTATGCGTGACAAATTAAAAGAAATTTTGTTAAACAGTATTGGCTATTACTTGCTTTGTGTCGTTATTACTTTAGCTTATGATTTAGTTGTACATGTAAGAGGATCTTGGATGATTCTTCTATTTACGATTATTTATTCGCTATATGTAATTATACGTTTTCATATGATCCGTCGTTCCGTTGTTAAAAGATTTGCCAATGTACCTTTACCATCTCAATTTATTCGTGAAATGAGTTGGAATTCCAAATTAAAGATTGTATATCTTTTGATGTCAATTGGAATTTGGAAAATTTTAGTTGAATTGGCTAAATCTTGGAAGACTCTTCCCACTGCCCAATCTGCTAAACCAATTATGGTTAAACCAGATGCTAAGTCATGGCAACAGGAGACAGAGTTTTGGGATGTTCGCTCCAAAGAGAATCAATATCTTTTTGGAGATGCCGGAATCAGTGAAAAATCTCGAACTATTACTATTGACAAACTCACCAATTTGATCGGTCAGAGATTAATGGTGGTGGAGAAAAAATGTGGAACGTTTTGCAACGTTCTTCCTTTAAAAAGTAATATTTTGTTGATACCCAATCATATGGTAAGAAGACAAACCGAATTTGTTGATTTAAAGAAAATTGGAGGACATACTTTTTTGAATATGCCATTGGATGATACCGTTGCTTTGCGCGTTCCTGGAACAGATTTTGCCATCTGGTACTGTCCAGGGGCGGGTTTGCATCGTGATATTATCGGTTATTATCCGAAAGATATTGATGAGGATAAGAAACTTGACGTCTTTACGATTTATAATAAAGATGGAAAACTCATCAAATATCCGGGAATGACGGCAATTCGCTCTAGAGTTGTTACTGATCATGGAGGTACTTTCCAAGGATTTAAATATACCTTTCCAGTTGACACTTTCGGTGGTTTGTGTATGGCTCCATTGATAGGTAATGTCAGAGGTATGCCCTTTATCGCTGGACACCATTTGGCTGGTAGAGGTTCTATTGGTGCTGCTGGTGTTTTGACTAGGAAAGCTATTCTGGATACTATTGCTGAATTAGGTGAAAAGCCTTGCACTTTCATATCTCATTCTGCTGTTCCGATGCAGACTAACTGTATGGGAATCGAGTTTGGCCCATTAAGTGCTCCACATGAAAAATGTGTCACTCGTTCTTTGAAATCGAATGCTAAAATTCGTGTTCATGGATCACATAATGGTCCTCCTAGATCTTCTCCTAAGAGTTCTGTTGTTACTTCACTTATTTCACCTTCTGTTGAAAGGCTGATGGGGATTGTGAAGAAACATGGACCTCCAAAGGATATGGATGCAGAACGTCACAAAATTAAAGATATTAGTGGTAAGGTGAATACTGCCACCCAATTTGATTCTATCTTGTTGAATAAAGCTGCAATTGACTTTCGTATAAGTCTTGAAGCTATTCCTTCAAGTGAATTGGCTAAGGTTGGCAAGATCAGTGATGATGCAAATTTGGCTGGTATCGATGGAGCTATAGGATTTAACGCAATGAATTTTTCCACTTCTGTAGGTTTCCCGGGGAAGGGGCCTAAAACTCAATATGTGGAGAAATCAGACCGCTATGTTGAAGGTATATCTTGTCCGCGTGATGTTGATCCTATCATTTTTGAGGAGGTTGCAAAACTGGAAAGTATTCTTTTGGCTGGACAATCTATTAATACTGTCTTCAAAGCCTCATTGAAAGATGAGCCAACAAAGTTAACTAAAGACAAAACTCGCGTATTTGCGGCGGCAAATATGCCTTTTGTTCTTCTCGTTCGTAAGTATTATTTATCTTTAGCTGCTTTGATTCAACGTAATAAGATTGCCACTGAATGTGCTGTTGGAACTATTGTCCAATCGCCAGATTGGACTGATTTGTTTGAGCACATTGGTAAACATGGCTGGGAACGTGCCATTGCTGGTGATTATGCCAGTTTTGATGGTCAGATGAGTCCCCAATTTATGTTGATTGCTTT